TTATTTTATTTTTTCTATTTCAGTTCTAAGCCAGTCGAATTCTCGTTTTGTGTATACTTTTTCTGTGATATCAGTGATGGCGTGACCGACTATGTATTTGATTGCATATTCATCGACACCATATTTTTTTGCTTGGGTGATAAAGTGCATACGACCGTCATGGGCACGATGCTGCGGATTCAGTTTTAATTCATCGCGGATTTTTATGAAGCGTTTCTGGTATTTGTCGTATGTAAACCTTAAACTACTCCGGTGTGTGTGAGTGTCTGTACAATTAATGAGATATTCACTTCCCAGAGATTCTGCTTCTTTATATTTTTTGACGACAAGTTCTCTTATTTTGGAATGAATCGGAACTGTACGATTGGTTCCGGCTTCTGTTTTCATTCCACCGGTAAACGTCCATTCTTCCAGATTTATATTTTCGAGTTTGAGAAGTCCAAGTTCCTGAGGTCTCCAGCCGGAGTAGCATTGGATTAAGACGACGTCTACATATTGTTTGGTATCACAGTACTCCCAGAGCAAATTTATTTCTTCGGGAGTAAATGGCAAATGACCTCTTTTCACATCTTCTTTTTCTTTTATAATGTCTTTTGAGATGTTAAAAGTCCTGGCGTAGTTTTTATCTACGATTTCATATTCAAGAGCATAGTCAAGCATTAGATTGAACAGTGATTTGATTCTGGATTTAGTCCCGGCACTTGCCGTATGTTTCTTACCTTTGATTATGACAGTACCGTTTTCCATACAGCCTTTTATATGCCTGGCTCTTATGTCACATGCGCGCATGTCATAAATAGAAGAACAATATGCCCAGGCAGAAGTAATCGTCCGTTCACTAGAAATGGATTTTAAAGATTTGAAATACTCTTTCGACCAGCGTTCGTACAATTCTTTTACAGTTAAATCGTTATCTAAATCATAAGGATTTTTGTTATATTCAACGAGAGCTTCATACGCTTCGTTGTAAGTTCGAAAAGAACTTTGTGGTTTCAAAGGTTTACATATTGGTTTCCCTGTAGATGTTTTCCCAATAGTCACCATAGCTCGGAATGGTTTACGTAAATTATGACCTTTCATTTCACTTATCTGTCCGAATCCGTTTGGTAAACGTCTGCGCCTGGGTGTTTTTCTTGGTTTGGGTATTTGGGTCACACTGGTTGTTTTTAATGGATATCCGCAATGTGGACACGATAAAGCCATATCGCTTACCTGCAAGTCGCATTCTGGGCATTTGATTAACATGAGCATTCTCCTTTCATGAAAAAAAGAGCCAATGAATGGCTCCAACAATATTTTCATAAAAGAAAATGATATTTTTGCGTTAGAAATATCTAACTATATTCCCGATATCTATCCTAGAATAGAAATGAGGTTCCAAATGATTCAACTTGGTGGAACGATCTGCCCGACTTGTGGTGGAGAATTGAAATATTATGACAGAGTTCGAAGAATTGTACGGACGAAGGGAAGAAAAACTGGTCATATAAGATTGAGGCGGTATCGCTGTGTTGCGTGCAAAGCTATGCACAGAGAATTACCAAATTATATTTTCCCATATAAGCAGTATGAAGTAGAGGTTATCCGAGGCGTTTTGAGCGGTTTTATTACGTCGGATACAATAGGCTATGAGGATTATCCTTGCGAGATGACGATGATTCGGTGGCGTTCGCAGAAAACACACATTCCTTTATGAGAAAACATATTTTATTTCTAGGAGGATTTTGTATGAAGGTAATCAGAAGAACCGATAGTATACCAAGTAGTGGAAAAGCAGCTATTGAGAGATTAACAAACAGGGCATTAAAATCTGGGCTAAAAATTGTGAGAGTATTAGAACGAACGATAGATGGTGTTGATTATAAGACTTTCGTGTTGGAAGGCTCTCGATTATCTGTAATAAAATATTACGGTGTGGATATCGTAACTGGTAATTTCAGAAAAAGAGAAATATTAGGATTATTAAAAATCATGTTTTTGTAAAATTAAAGAGTCCAATAACAAGGACTCTTAGCTTTTTTTCTTTTGGTTTTTTTCATATTCTTTTCGAATAGTACCAATCTTTTTGTCGCTTCTTGTATCTCTACCGTCGGGATTTCTGATTGTACCTGGCGGCAGGTTGTTTTTCTTTTCAAAAGTACCAACAGTGCAATCACTTCTTACTTGTCGTGTCATGAATTACCTTCCTTATTTTATTTATGTAGTAATAATATTATAAAGCTTGTATTTTTTTCGTCAATATTTCTTTCGCAGAAAACACACATTCCTTTATGAGAAACCAATGGCTCAGAAAGGAGAAAAGGAGTATGGATGAAGTGAAAATCGGATCAAAACTTATGAGGAATTTGATAGCGAAGTTGGTAAAAAGGGCGATAAGGAAGAACGTTGGATATGATGTAGATATTCAATTGAATGACTTGAATGCAACAATTATCGATGGAACAGCGCATATTCATGTAAGTGTGGATGCGGAAATTAACAAAGATGAATTTACCAAAATTCTCGGAAGCATTGGTATATAAAAGAATGGGGGATCGTGATAACACGGTCTCTTTCTTTTTACGCTCAAAATACAGGCTCCTTTATGAAAACGACAGTTGCGTATTACAAAGGAGGAATATATGAGCGGAGAAGAAAAACGTTTGTGTAATAAAATTCGCGTGTTTGAAGACATGCTTTTACGAAGCAAAAATAATTATGAAATTGAAACACTCAAAAGTGAACTGACGAAGATGCGAGTGTCGTTACAAAAAATACGTTATTCAAAGAAAGAGTCTTAGCAAAGGCTCTTTCTTTTTTCCCACTTGAGTTGTTTTTACATGCGCTCATTTCTAACCTAGAATAGCCATAGAGAGGAGGAAACAGTAAATGGAAGGATTTACAAATGGTTCAGTACCGGTTGCTGTGGCAGCCAGAGTATACCAAAAGGATGCGTCTTGGATACGCGCCGGAATTATATCCGGATGGTTGCCGATCGGAAAGGCGACGAGAAAAGGGAAGCTGATAACAAGCATCGAAGAGATGAATAGCAGGTACGGACGTATTAATTATTATATTTCGCCCAAACTGCTATGGGAGGACACAGGATATCTGTGGAAAGGAGAAAAGCAATGAGTGCTGCAATACGTTCGGAAGTGTCAGAGAAAAACCAATATTGGATTGAGCGGCATCGCTATTACGAATTGAAGCATTTCTGTTTACAATACCCGATCTGGAAGAAAGTCTATAGTCTGTTGGATGGGTTGAGCAAACATCCTGATAGTGCTGCGATATTTACGAAAATAAGTGAAAAAAGTGATCCGACAGCAAGATGCGCTGTCGAAAAGGCATACTATTGTGATCGCATGAAAATGATCGAACAAGCGGCAATTGGAGCAGATCCGGATCTGGCAGACTATCTGTTAAAAGGAATTACAGAAGGGCAGTCGTATGATGCTTTGAAAACCAGATTAGAAATTCCATGTAGCAGGGATACATATTACGATCGCTACAGACGTTTCTTCTGGCTTTTGGATAAAACGCGAAATTAGCAGAGCCTCTAATGAAGGAGGTGTTAGTCTTGTTGTTAGGATGTATTTTTATTGGAATTGGTTTGTACGCAATATTAAAGAGTTTTAACAAATGAACATTTTATCAAAAAGAGGAGACCTGGATGCAGGGTCTCTTTCTTTTTCCGCACGCAGGTGACCGGAAAGTGTGTTAATTTAATATTCTGAAAAAATCCCGGGAGGGTATTTTAATAAAACAATTTTAAGGAAGGAGGAAGACCAGTGGACTTAACAGCTATGTGTATTGCAGCCTATATTTTTGGAGTGTTGATTGGGATCTTTGTAACAAAGCTTTTTCCAAGTACGTTCGGTACTCTGAGAGTAGATATGTCGGATCCGGAAAAAGATGTCTACAGGATAGAAATAGATGATCTGAACGACCTGGTGAAAAAGAAAAGAATCACACTCCGAATTGATACAAAAACCAAGATTTCGCAAGAATAGCACTTTCTTTTATGAAACTCGTTAACTATATTTTTAAGGAGGAAAGTAAAATGGATGAGTTAAACAGTAAAGAATTGTTGGAAGAAGTTCTAAAGAGCGAAATCGAAGGATTATCTTATTGGGCACAGGGGAGTAAAGAGCATTCGGAGGCGATTAATAATATCGCAACACTTTACAAACTGAAAATCGATGAAACTAAGAGCGAACTTGACGCGGATATAAAATATCGTGTTAATGAATGCGAATATCAGGTGAAATGCGATCAGGCGTTTGAACAGAAGAAAGATCGATATATCAGATTGGGTATGGATGTTGCCGGATTGTTGCTTCCGTTACTATTCTATGGTTCCTGGATGCGAAGAGGTTTTAGATTCGAGGAAACTGGAACATTTACTTCAACAACCTTCAGAGGTTTATTCAATCGGTTTAAACCGACTGGAAAATAGTTGACATTTTAGAGAAAGATTGTGAGGTTTTCACAGTCTTTCTTTTTTCTTCTCTTTTATTTGATAAGGGGTTATAGTACAATTAAACTGTATTTTAGTCAAATGGAGGAGGACACAACATGAGTAGTTTTTTTAATGAAATGATGAAAGAAGCGTGGAGAACCGGGATTTATAAGTGTCCGGAATGTGGAGCACATATGGAATTCGAAGACGATTCAGAGGACACGTTGGTGTGTGATAATTGCGGACACTCAATGGATACTGAACGTTATGGTTTCACGGATGAAGAATATGAAGATTTATATCCTACGGAAGACGAAGTAGAGGATGAAGATTAATTTTTGAGTACGCGAAGAATACATTCCTTTTTATGAATGAAAAACATAAGGAGGAACTCGATATGAGCGATATGAAACAAAAATTTTTAGAGGATTTGGAAAGTGATATCAGTGTGATCAATAGTCTTTATACGCACATGAGAGCAAGAGTACTTTGGATGAAAAAGTCAGAACTTAATAAAGGGACGGTAATAGAATTCGAGTCCATGCTTGAGATGCTGAGCGGATTTAGCAAAAAGATGGCAACTGAAAACTGGAGACTTTCTGCAAAAAATGCGAAACTCGTAGAAGAGATTGAGGAACTTAAAAAACAGATTTCAGAAAAAGAAGAAATAGCCCTGTAGCAAGGGCTTTTCTTTTTGGAGAAAATTATGCGGTATCATTATCAGAGACCACAATTTAATAAGCCCGTTTATGGAAAAGTTTATATTTGCAATCACGCTGTGTACGACAGGTGTACTTTATTTCAAATAGGGAAGAAAGGATTAGCAGTTATTCAACAGCGATATGATGAGAAAACCAAACACACCTGGTGGGGTGAACTTGATGATTGGTTAACGGGTGAAATATATCTGACAAAAGGATTTAAACCATATTTTGACGAGCGATCAGGACTATGTACGGACGGACTATATCCAACTGTTACTGTGCGTCAGATTATGTGGGCATTGAAAATGAAACCGCTTCCAAGAGAAAGATGGGAAACCGTGTTTGACCGCAGGGATATTTGATACGCATAAAATACAGGCCTTTTTATGAAAAGGAGGTATTTGCAATGAGAAATAATAACAATAATTTTGAAAATGAGAGAAAATCCAGGGGTCGGACGATCGATGATTTGAAAGATGTATCGAAGGGATTCCGGGAATTAAATTATCTTATCGAGGAACTGGAGATATTATTAATTGCACAGAGAAGTATTTGCAGAGGGGAATGACAATCCCTTCTTTTTTCACGCGAAAAATACAATCCTTTTTATGGAGAGGAGATGAGTAGAATGATATTATTTAGTACTTTGGTAGCTATACTGATTTTAGTAATATTATTAGGAATGATTGTAATAGGCGCAGGTGGAATCGCGTTTATCATGTTGTTCGGTGATGTTATTGCATGTATGGCGATCACAATGCTAATAGTAAGGATTGTACGACGATTTAAAAATAAGTAAAGGGCCAGCTTGGCTCTTTTCTTTTTTTTCGCGAAACCAGCAACTTCTATAGTGAGAAAGAAAGGAGGAGAAATTTCATGAAAAAGAAGATATTTACATTTGTAGGGCTCGCTTTGACATCCGTATTCAGTACGGTATTTGCGACTTATCAGATGAAAATGGAAGTTAAGGATCAAGTGAATGAAGTTCTTGCCGAATGCAGGAAAAATGACGAAGAGGAGGCTTAAGAGCTTCCTTTTCTTTTTTTGGAGGGTTCATATGACGATTAATGAAATGGCTATATCAATGGTTCGATATTATATATCAAAAATTGATAAACCAGAAAATAGCCGTTATGATGGTGACTTTTATCAGTTGAGCTATACCATGTGGGCTGCAAATGAAATACTGTCATTATTGAAGATGAATAAGAAGATTCCGCCGCTTACCTTGATCGAAGAGTTTGCACAGAGAATGAACGAATATTCTTGCATGAATATAAAAACAAGTTATGGATTTTCGGTGGCACACGATACTGCAGTAGATATTATTGATATGTTTGTGAAGTGAAAAGGAGAAAAACATGAGTAAATTAAGAGTTTCCAAAATATTTAAAACAGTTTCGGGGACATTATCAAAGCATAGTCCCGGAATTCTTACAGGATTCGGTATTGCAGGTATGATAAGTACCGCTGTTCTTGCAGTCAAAGCTACACCAAAGGCATTAGAACTTATTGAAAAAGAAAAGAAACGCCAAAACAGAGAATTAAGAAGAAAGGCTGAGGAGGCTGGTAGCGAAGAAACTTGTATAATAAGCAGATTAAAATTTGCGGATCTTGTTAAAACCGCATGGAAATGTTATATTCCGGCAGTAGTGACAGGAAGCATTTCAGCCGCATGTCTTATTGGGGCGAATTCGGTAAATGCAAAAAGAAATGCTGTGCTGGCGACAGCATACCGACTTTCAGAAACAGCTTTTTCAGAATACAAAGAAAAGGTTATTGAGACAATAGGCGAGAAGAAGGAGCATGTAATACGAGATGAGATTGCAAAAGACCGTATCGAAAAAAATCCGGTAACAACGAGTGAGGTCGTAATTACAGAAAAAGGAAATACTCTTTGCTATGATTCTATATGTGGTCGATATTTTCGGTCTGATATTGAGAAAATTAAACAGATCATAAACGAATTGAACAGACGTCTGCTCTCTGAAATGTATATTTCTTTAAACGATTTATATTATGAACTTGGTCTAAGTTCTACCGAAATGGGGGACGATTTGGGCTGGAATTCTGATGAAGGCATGATAGAAGTGGATTTCAGCTCAGCCTTGGCAAACGATGGAACACCATGTCTTGTTATCGGCTATAATTACGCCCCGAGATTTGATTACCGTAATCTGTATTAAATACGCGAAAAATACAGTTTATTTAATGAGAATAAAACTAATTTTATTAAGGAGGATTTTATCATGGATGAAAGAAATGCAATGGCAACTGAAAACGAGGGCTTTCAGGTGGATGTAATCGTTGAAGAAGGAGGATTATCGAAAGGAACGGTTGCTTTGGTTTGTCTTGCTGCAGGTGTAGGTTTGACGGCTGCCGGTAAGTGGGCAGCGAAAAAGATTAAAAGCGCAGTACACAAACACAAAGAACATAAAGAGAAATCTGATATCATAGATGGTGAAGCAGAAGTCGTCGAAGAGAATTGCGAATCTGAGGAAGAAACAAAATAATAAAATAGTGACTCAGTTAAGGGAAGTGTCTACAACAAGGCATTTCTCTTTTATTTTTTATATGAGGAAATGAAGGGAACATTAGACCTGGCCAGGTGAAAGGAGTAACAAATGGGAGAATATAAATCGAATTCTTATCGATCAAAAGAGCTTCCGAAAGAGCCATTAAAAGAAAGGCCGAAAGTGGAAAAAGTAGTCGAAGGAAGAGTTCGGTCAAAAAAGAAAGGATATCTTCATAAATGTGCGGAAGTATTTATATCTGAAGACGTATCCAGTGTGAAAAGCTATTTGATCATGGACGTACTGATACCAAATATAAAAAAAGCAATATCAGATGGCGTGGATATGATTTTATACGGAGACACCGGAAGAGGTAAACGCATGTCTACTTCTAAAACACCGTATCATCGCGCTTATTATGAAAAATCAAATGATACACCAAGAAGTTCCAGGCTCCGTTCTGGATACGATTTCGATGATATTATACTTGACACCAGAGGGGATGCTGAGCGAGTTTTGTCACAATTGGACGACATTATCGATACTTACGGAATTGCAAGTGTTGCGGACATGTACGATCTGGTTGGAAAATCTGGAAATTATACTGATTGCAAGTATGGCTGGACTGATCTTAGGATGGCAAGCGTGGTGAGAACCGGAGACGGTTATATGCTGAAATTACCAAAAGCTTTACCATTGGATTAAGAACGTATTGAAATAAAAATTAAAAATATAAAGGGGACCGAATAAGATGAAAAAATTAGAAATTATGAAAAATATGAATGGAGCATTCAGAAAGATTGGATTTCAGGTAAAGAAATGCAGTCCGGAGCTTCTTGTGGTTGCCGGTATTGTAGGCACCGTCACAGGCACCGTTATGGCTTGTAAAGCGACGACAAAAGTGAGCAGAATTTTGAACGAAACAAAGGAAACTGTCGAAAGAATACATGAATGTAAAGAAGACCAAGAATTAAAAGATCAATATACAGAGGAAGATAGCAAAAAGGATTTGACCATCGTATACGTACAGACTGGACTGAAGCTGGCAAAACTGTATGCCCCTTCTGTAATTATTGGATTCGTATCAATCGGAAGCATTTTATTGTCTAACCGAATACTCAAAACAAGAGGAATGGCTATTGCTACGGCGTACGCAACACTCGATAAGAGTTATAAAGAATACCGGAAACGTGTGGTAGAACGTTTCGGTGAAGAGGTAGAAAACGAACTTCGGTATAACATCAAGGCAGTGGAAATCCAGGAAACGGTTACGGATGAGAAAGGAAAAGAGAAAACTACAAAGCGAACTGCTCAGGTGGCGGAACTGAGTAAATACAGCGATTACGCCCGATACTACGAACAGACAAATAGGATGTGGGAAAGCTCTATGGATTATAATTTGATGTATTTGAACCAGGTTCAGGCTACAGCAAACGATCGTCTCCGTGGAAATGGCTTTTTATTTTTGAATGATGTGTACGATGACCTCGGACTTGATAAGACGGTTGCAGGACAGTACGTTGGCTGGATTTATGATGCAAAGAATCCTACAGGAGATAATGTTGTGGAAATTAAGCGGCAGATCGTAGAAGTTAAGAACGAACGAGGCGGCTACGATAAAGCGATAATCCTTGATTTCAATGTGGATGGAAATATTCTCAATCAGAATATTATGGCTGAGATTTAATTTATTACAGAGGAGGGGAAATAAATGAGCAACGGATTATTATTCATATCCTATACGCTCGCCGCTATGGCGGGCATTTGCTTTGTTAAGGGGCTTGTAGTGCTGTCTAATGGAAGGAGAAGATAAGTATGGAAGGCATTGATCGCTTGATTTCCGTATTAGATTACACGTTAGATACGCCAAGAAAAAGACACATCGTTGGCGGAATTCTTATGAGCATATCGTTACTCTTTGGGGGACTGGCTTTTACAGTCATGACAATAAAAGTGGAGGAAGAGCAATGAGCAAAATAGCAAATTTATTTATATTTATTGCAGGCGCAGCTATCGGATCTGTAATTACCTATAAATTAACTGTTCAGAAATATGATCATTTGGTACAGGAAGAAATTGCTTCCGTGAAAGCAGCGTTTTCGGACAAAGAGAAAACAACAAGAACGGCTGAAAACCGCAGAACAAGAAGAAAAGCGGATATAAATGGTTATGCCGACGAAATTACGAAAAACGGATATGTGAATTATTCAGATCGTTCTAAAAAGGAGGTAAAAGATACAATGATAAAAAATATGGATGATATTCCGTACACGATAAGTCCGGATGAATACGGCGAACTGTCTGATTACGAGCAGATCAGTCTGACTTATTACGCAGATGGAGTTCTGGCAGACGATTCGGATGAAGTAGTTGAAGATATTGAGGAAACTGTCGGAAGAGATTCATTGAGCCATTTTGGAGAATATGAAAATGATGCTGTTTTCGTAAGAAACGACAGGCTGAAAGCAGATTACGAGATTCTTCGCGATGAACGGACGTATGCATCCGTAGTCGGATATAATGTCTATGGCTCAGGTTTGGAGGACGAATGAGTCAAGATAAAATAACAAATGAATATTTCGAATGGCTTTCCGATCTCATACAAAGCAAAAAGAGAAAAAGTGTATCCTATCGGAAACTGTTAGTACTATTATACAATACTGAATTTACATGGGGAATATCGAACGACGGAAACCGTGCAGAAGATGGCATTGATCTCAGATACCGTTTTGCTCTGGAGATGGGATATAGGAATATGCATTTATATTTAAAAGGCCCGTGTAGCGTCTTAGAGATGATGGTTGCGTTGGCATTTCGCTGCGAAGAGCATATTATGGATGATCCGGATATTGGAAATCGAACCAGCCAATGGTTTTTCGAGATGTTGGAAAGCCTCAATTTGATAGAAATGGACGATCTTCATTTTGATGTAAACTATGCGCGAGACAGAATCACGAGGTTTATAGAACGGCGGTACGATCCTGATGGAAACGGAGGATTGTTTACAATAAGAAGATGCGCATATGATCTTAGAAATGTTGAGATCTGGTATCAGATGTGTTGGTATCTGGATAGCATTTTATAAACACCGGGAAAGGAGAAAAGTAATGTAATGATTGATTTTTTAAGGATTTCTACGCGTAGCACGAAAAGAGGCACCATAGAAATCTATCCGAAATTTGTCATCTGCAAAAGTTCAGATTTGATGATTCGAGGCGGAGATTTCTATGCGATTTGGATAGAAGAACGAGGTCTGTGGTCAACTGACGAACAAGACGCATTGCAGTTGATTGATTTGGAGCTGGATAAATACGAGAAAGAAAATAAAGCACGATTTGATTGCGGCGTAAAGGTATTACACATGTGGGATTCGGAAACCGGTATGGTGGATAAATGGCATAAGTACTGTCAGAAGCAAATGAGGGATCAGTTCCATATGCTGGATGAAAAAATTATATTTTCGAATACGGATACGACAAAAAAAGATTATGCAAGCAAGAAGCTTACTTATCCGTTGGCACCAGGTGATATTTCCGCATATGACAAACTTATGTCGACATTATATACAGAGGAAGAACGGCGAAAGATCGAATGGGCAATCGGAGCTGTTGTATCAGGAGATTCAAAAAAGATTCAAAAATTTATGGCTTTATATGGTGCAGCCGGTACAGGTAAATCGACAGTAATTAATATTATTCAGCAATTGTTCGAGGGATATTGTTCCGTGTTTGATGCGAAAGCCCTTGGGTCATCCAGCAATGCCTTTGCGTTGGAGGTATTCAAGACTAATCCACTTGTAGCCATTCAACACGACGGCGATTTGTCACGGATAGAGGATAATACAAGATTGAACAGTCTTGTGTCACATGAATTAATGACGGTGAATGAGAAATTTAAGTCAACCTATTCAAGCAGTTTTAAATGTTTCCTGTTCATCGGAACCAATAAGCCGGTTAAGATTACAGACGCAAAGTCTGGTCTGATCCGGCGTTTGATTGATGTAATGCCATCCGGCAATAAGTTGAATTCTTCTGAGTATAAACAAGCTACGGAACAAATCAGCTTCGAACTCGGTGCTATTGCGCATCATTGCCTGGAAGTATATTTACAAAACCCTGGGATGTATGATGATTATATTCCGGTGGCGATGCTTGGTGCTTCTAACGATTTTTATAATTTTGTAGCTGATTCTTATTTCACATTCAAGAAAGAAGACGGTGTAACTTTAAAAGCAGCTTGGGAGATGTATAAGACCTATTGTAATGAAGCGAAGGTGGCCTATCCTTACCCGCAGAGAGCTTTTAAGGAAGAACTGAAGAATTATTTTAGGGATTGTAAAGAGCGTTATCGACTGGATGATGGAACTAGGGCCCGGAGCTATTATGAAGGCTTTCGGGCTGATATTTTCGATGGCACAGACGAGTCAGACGACGGGAATTCAACGGAAAATACAATCGAATTTGCAGATCAACCATCGGTCTTTGACAAAGAGTGCGAAAACTATCTTGCTCAATATGCAACAGAGAAAGAAACACCGATGCAAGCTTGGGATTATGTGAAAAGCAAGCTGGAGGATTTAGACACAAAAAAACTGCATTACGTAAAGGTTCCGGAAAATCATATTGTTATTGATTTTGATATTCCGGATGAAAACGGCAAAAAATGTTATGAAAAAAATTTAGCTGCAGCAAGTAAATGGCCCAAAACTTACGCTGAACTAAGCAAAAGCGGAAGTGGAATACATCTTCATTATATATACACCGGTGATGTCTCAAAACTAAGCCGTGTGTACGATGACCATATTGAAGTGAAGGTGTTTACCGGAAAAAGTTCGTTGAGAAGAATGCTAACGAAGTGCAACAATTTGCCCATAGCAAAAATCAGTTCAGGATTACCGCTGAAAGGAGAAAAAAAGATGGTAAATTTTGATGCTGTTAAAAGCGAGAAAGGGCTTAGAACATTAATAAAACGGAATCTAAATAAAGAGATTCACCCGGGGACTAAGCCAAGCATTGATTTCATTTATAAAATACTGGAGGATGCATATGTAAGTGAGCTGAATTATGATGTGACTGATATGAGGAATGCGATTTTAGCTTTTGCAGCTAACAGTACGAATCAATCGGACTATTGCATTAAACTGGTAAATAAAATGCAGTTCAAGTCAGAGGAATCTTCTAAGAGTGGAACAAACGGAGATGAGAAACTGATATTTTATGATGTTGAGGTTTTTCCAAATTTATTTCTTGTAAACTGGAAAATCGAAGGCGAGGACAAGCCTGTTGTTCGGATGATTAATCCGGATCCGGAAGAAATTGAAGATTTAATGCGTTTCAGACTGGTTGGATTTAACTGCCGGAGATACGATAATCATATTTTGTATGCGAGACTGATGGGATATACGAACGAGCAACTTTATAGACTATCTCAGAAAATTATTAATGGAAGTGCGAATTGCTTCTTTGGGGAAGCCTACAATGTCAGCTACACAGATGTATATGATTTTTCCAGCAAAAAGCAATCCCTGAAGAAATTTGAGATTGAACTTGGCATCCATCATCAGGAACTTGGCTTGCCGTGGGATCAGCCAGTACCGGAAGAACTGTGGATGAAAGTTGCTGAGTATTGTGACAATGACGTTATTGCAACAGAAGCGGTTTTCAATGCCCGAAAGGCTGATTTCACCGCAAGAAAGATTTTGGCGGAAGTTGCAGGGATGTCGGTGAATGACACGACAAACAGCTTGACCACCAAAATTATATTTGGGAATAACCGGAAACCACAGGATCAGTTCAACTACCGGGATATGGGGGATGTAAGTGATATATGTCATGGGATACCGCTTGGGTTAGAACGACCGGACTTTACATTCGACAGTGAAACGTGGAACTGCTTTGACAGTTATAATAAACCGATATTTCCTGGATATAAGTTCGAAAACGGAAAATCGACATATCGAGGCGAAGAAGTTGGCGAAGGTGGTTATGTATACTCAGAACCCGGAATGTATGGAAATATCGCATTACTGGACATTGCATCCATGCATCCGAGCAGTATTGTTGCTGAGAATTTATTTGGTGACGAATATACGCAGCGTTTTAAAGAAATTCTTGATGCACGTATTGCTATCAAGCATAAAGATTTCGAACATGCAAGAAAGATGCTTGGAGGAGCTCTGGCCCCTTATTTGACAGATGAAGACTCTGCCGCGGATTTGGCTCAGGCGTTGAAAATCGCAATCAATTCTGTCTATGGATTGACATCTGCAAGCTTTGAGAATCCATTTCGGGATAATCGAAACAAAGATAATATCGTAGCCAAACGAGGAGCCCTGTTCATGATTAACCTCAAACATGAGGTGCAGGAACGTGGCTTTACTGTTGCTCATATAAAGACAGATTCGATCAAGATTCCTGACGCCACACCGGAAATTATCCAGTTTGTTATGGATTATGGAAAACAGTACGGATACACCTTTGAACATGAGGCTACGTACGACCGGATGTGTCTTGTGAACGATGCTGTTTATATTGCAAAGTATAAGGATGGTAAGCATGCCGGCGAATGGACAGCTACAGGTACTCAGTTTGCGGTTCCGTACATATTCAAGAAACTTTTCAGCAAAGAAGAAATTGTATTTGGGGATATGTGCGAAACAAAGTCTGTAAGTACAGCATTATATTTGGATATGAATGAAGAACTTCCGGATGTATCAAAGCAGGAAAGCGAACTTGATAAGGCTGAAGGGAAATACAAAAAAGGATTGATTTCCGATACAACTTTTGAAGCTATTTGTTCCGAGTTACGTCCGGAGATTGACAAAGGACATGGGTATCGCTTTATAGGAAAAGTAGGACAGTTCTGTCCGATTAAATCCGGATGCGGCGGCGGTCTGCTCATGCGGGAGAAAGATGGAAAATATTATTCGGTAACCGGGTCGAAAGGATTTCGCTGGATGGAATCGGAAATGGTCCGGGAGCTTGGAAGAGAAAAGGATATAGATGTTTCCTATTATGGAGATCTTATCAATCAGGCAGTGGGCACAATATCCAAGTATGGGGATTTCGAATGGTTCGTTTCGGATGATCCTTATGTTCCGAGTAAGAAAATACCGGATTTTATGAACATCCCAGAAGGAGCACCGGAAGAGCTGCCGTTTAACTGATGCGTGTTAATGGGAGCGCTAGTTTTTTAGTAGTTTAATTAAATCCGAAGCGAATGAAATTCCTTTAGAGACAATGACACAGAAAAATATACCTTCAAAAAAGCCATCAGAATGACCAGTCGAATAGATTTCATTTTCATAATTATCTTTACCGCCCTTTTTAATAAAGACTTTATTAAGATATGCTGCTGTTCCGTGAAGTTTTTTACTCATTTTTAAACTCTCCTACGCTTGTAAGTATATCTTTATTTCGCCGAAAAAACAAGTACTATTACGAAAGGAGGTCTTTAAGATGGACGATGAAAAGGATTTAATGCAAAAATTAGACGAAATAGTGTCGAATGGCTATGGAGATGCGTTATTTTATGGTTGTGATATTGCGGTAAACGCTGCTCTAAAAGGATATCAAAGGAGCGAACGTAGATTGCTGCTTACAGGAATGATACTAGCATTTTCATTTAGCCTCGTGGATAAAGTAGTCAAGAAAGCAGTTATGAAACATCAGAAGAGTAAGACCAAAGACGATGAGGAGTCCTGATCAGGGACTCTTTTTCTTTCACACAAATTTTTATAAAAAAAAAAAGGAGACGAAGTAAATGTCATATAACAAAGTAAATAATTTAATCATTGAAAACGCACGTATCATTTTTAGAAACTTTTCAGGACGCGAGTCGAAGTATAATCGCGCGGGAAACAGAAATTTTTGTGTCATTATAGAAGATCCAGCGCAGGCACAGGCTTTGGCTGAAGACGGTTGGAATGTGCGTATTCTGCAACCGAGAGACGATGATGAAGCTCCGAGACATTATATTCAGGTAGCGGTAAGCTTTTCCAATATTCCGCCAAAAGTATTCATGGTGACAAGAAAAGCAAAAACTCAGTTGGATGAGGAAGCAATTGACGCGTTGGACTATGCTGAGATTCGAAATGTTGATCTGACGATACGACCATATAACTGGGAAGTGAATGGCAAGACCGGAGTAAAAGCATACGTTAAAACGATGTACGTAACCATTGAAGAGGACGAATTCGCAGAAAAATACGCGGAAGAAGAGTATCCCGAAGAAGTTCCATTCAGATAATAGAAAATGCAGAAAAAGGAGAAAAATATGGAAGGTAAATATTTTAAACTCGGATGGGTCGTATCTACCAGAACTGTTTCGACAAAAGCCGAAAATGATTCACTATTTCGAGATTTCATAAAGAAATCAGTAGAACGATATTCTAATTGTGATTGGGGAAACACATGCGATGAAGATGCAAAATTGAATGATGAAGCAGTAAAAAACAGGGAAGGAAGAATTTTCGCTGAATATATTATGGCGAAATCCAATGAAAGGATTTGGATTATCACCGAAGAAGACAGAAGCATTACGACTATTCTGTTTCCCAGTGAATATTGATATGGAGAAAATTCGATGGCGTTTACATTATATGATTATCAATTAGACGCAGTAAAGCGAATGAAAAACGGTTGCATACTTTGCGGTGGGGTCGGATCTGGCAAGTCCAGAACGGCCCTTTCCTATTATTTTTTTCAAGAAGGAGGAGAACTTTTGGGCAATGTCGCAGGCGATAATTATATTCCAATGCATGACCCACCTAAAGATTTATATATCATCACTACTGCTCGCAAAAGGGATCAGTTTGAATGGGAAGATGAGCTTATGCCGTTTTTGCTTTCGACACATGAAGATGTAAATTTATATTCGAATAAAGTAATTGTTGACTCATGGAACAATATAAAAAAGTACATTGGTGTAAAGAATTCATTTTTTATATTTGATGAACAACGTTTGGTCGGATCCGGATCCTGGGTAAAATCTTTTTATAAGATCGTAAAAAATAATCAGTGGATTTTATTATCGGCTACGCCGGGAGATGTATGGACCGATTATATTCCTGTTTTTGTCGCAAACGGATTCTATAAAAACAGAACTGCTTTTCTTCAAGAACATGTGGTATATAGTCGTTTCAGCAAGTTCCCCAAAGTAGATCGTTATATCAATACCGGACGTTTGATAAGGTTGCGTAATTCTATTTTGGTTAATATGGATTTCGATAGAAAAACCGTATCGCATCACGAAGATATTTATGTTTCCTATAACAAAGAAATCTACAAAGATGTTATGCGGAGCCGGTGGGATATCTGGAAAGATTGCCCGATTCAAAACGCATCCGAATTATGTTACGCGTTACGAAAAATAGTCAATTCAGATGATTCCAGGCTTTTATCAGTACTTGAAATTGCAGAGAAACATCCGAGGATTATTATATTCTACAATTTTGATTACGAATTGGAACTTCTGAAAGGGCAATATTATGGCGAAGATGTTGAAATAGCAGAATGGAATGGACATAAGCATCAACCGGTTCCAGAATGTGGGAAATGGGTATATTTGGTTCAGTACAACGCCGGAGCTGAGGGCTGGAACTGTATACGGACTGATACAATTATATTCTATTCGCAGAACTATTCGTACAAAATTATGGCACAGGCATCCGGAAGAATAGACCGGTTGAATACACCATATACGGATTTATATTATTACCATTTAAAGAGTAAATCAGGAATAGATTTAGCGATAAGCAGAGCATTAAAAGAAAAGAAGAAGTTTAATGAAAGCGGATTTGTACAGCATAGAGTTCAAAACAGAAAAGGAGTATATAATGAAAAGTATTGAGACTATGGTTAACGGTATATTATTTTTAGGATTAGCTGCTATTGGATATTCGGGTTATATCGCATATAAAACAGATAAGATTTGTTCTAAAATAAATCTATCGGTGGATAAATTATCGGATCAGGTTGATGTTGACATACCTGATATACTTATTAAAAACGCAGTTAATTTAGCCGTGGATAGAGCGGTTCAGGTATCTGTAAAAAATGCAACAACAATGGCAGTAGAGCAGGTTCGAGGAGATATATCGAATAAAGTTAGGAATTCTATAGAAAGAGCATATTCCGATTTAAAAGAAGATGTTCAAAATGAAATGCATAAACAGATTGGAAATATAGACGTAAGTTCGATTAGACAAGAGGTTGTAAAAAAAGCAAGTGAACGAGCGGCTGAAAAGTTTGATAGGGATTTAGAAAATGTTTTGGAAAAATATAACCGTGATCTGAATAATGTGTCCAGAATCTATAAATACATTGCTCAATCTATTTCCAGCCACGAAGATAATAAAGGAATGACGTTTAGAGTCGCATAATCCCCAATTTACACAGAGCTCATTGCGGGCTCTTTTTTATTGCCAGAAAAAGGAGGAAAAATATGGGTGGAGAAAATACAGTAAAGAAGGTTGTTGATATTGTAGACATGTATTCTTATGATTCCGGATACGCAGGTGGATATCTGGACGGAAGGAAAGACGGGTATGAGATTGGCTACTATGCCTGCAAGAGAGCGCAGAAAAGGAAGGCAAAAAGACTTAGAAAGCAGAAAATCAATCAGATTAAACAGAGATTATATTTTGTGAGACAAAAGATTTCAGGAGCAGCAATCCTGTTCATTACAGCGCTCTGTGTAAAAGTTTTAAACGGCGACGCTACATTTGCACTACTCAGCGTTCCGATAGGATGTTATTTGATGTTCAGCAATAGACGGATATTTGAAATACGGGAATAAGAGGAGAATTGAATGAGTTATCAATATGATGATTTTTTAGCAAAACACAGAGAAAATGTGAAAAGAGGTTTTGAATGGATCCGCGATAAACTGCCTGATTTAGTAAAAGACGGGTTAAATTTGGAATGGCAAACAGGATTTGCACATGACCAATCGAAACTAGAGCCTGATGAATATGAAGCATACGATGCATATTTCTATGGTGGCAACAGGTCATATTCAGTGGTTGAGGAGTTTCGCAAAGCTTGGCTTTTACATATTCACAGAAATCCTCATCATTGGCAGTATTGGATCTTGATTAATGACGATCCTGAAGAAGGAGAAATTATTCTTGAGATGCCACACAATTATATTGTTGAGATGATTTGTGACTGGTGGTCGTTTAGTTGGATGACCGGGAATTTATATGAGATTTTTAACTGGTATGGAGAACGCAGAGAATATATTAAACTGAATCCCAGTACCAGAGAAAAAGTTGAACAGATTCTTGAACGAATAAAAGAAAAGCTGGATCAAGAGTACGACAAAGGTTTGGAGCTTGCCCACCATGGAATAAAAGGACAGAAATGGGGTGTCAGGAACGGACCGCCATATCCGATTGACAGATCGTCCGAGCCTGATACAATAGTAAAAAAACGCAATTGAGTCCGGACAGGTTTCTAAGAAGATCAACAGAGAGAAACAATTGCGCCATACAAAAGATGGACATCTTCCTGGTAGAAGCTACTTAGATGGAAATTTGGAGTATGCGCAAGAGCTTGTAGATAAATACAGCGGAAAAGGTGTGGCTATTATGGATAGCAATGGAAAGTGGACGAATAAAGAAAAATTTGATGATTCTAAGATTATAGGTACACATGTGGATGTCAATGGAACAGAAACCAGAACAAACAAAGGCGTTATCGCTTATTCAAAAACTGGAACACATGTTTATCCGAGAAAGGAGAAGAAGTAGAATGAATTTACGATCTTTTGAAGGAAAAAATGTAAGATTAACTGACAACGAAGGAGAAATCTTTGAGGGATATGCTGCTGATTATATATTTGCAGAAGACAATGTCCCGGAAGAGATAGAGGCGCTTGTACTTGATTATCCAGTCAGAAAATCTGATAGATACAAATACAAAAATCCAGTAGAGTTTAGAGCGTCAGAAATCAAAGCAATAGAAGTTATTACCTAAACGCTTTCCAAATTCTATAGAAGTAGTGCCAAATGTATGTTAAAATTTCAGGCCTGCAAATAAAAAGTCAAGGTTAAACTGAATAAAGATTAATAGCTCGGTTCGTTACAATAGACGGATCCGGGCTATTTTTATGTATAGTAAAAAGGAGAAAAGGCATGAAGAAATTTGAATTAACAACTGAATTTAAAATGTTTTGCGGAATAAAGTTATATAGAATTAAGGCACTGTTTTCGTTTGGCAATGTAGCAGAAGGAGAACTAGGCGGATGCATAGAGAAAGAGGAAAATCTTGACCAGTCCGGTGATGCGTGGGTGTCCGGTGATGCGTTGGTGTGCGGGAATGCGGTGGTGTGCGGCGATGCGCGCGTGTGCGGTGATGCGGTGGTGTGCGGCAATGCGGACTATACAACGATCAAAGGGTTTGGATCAGTATTCCGCAATACTACATTTTTTAGGCAGAAAGATAACACAATTGGCGTCGTATGTGGGTGTTTTTATGGAACGCTGGAAGAATTCCGGAACAAGGTTACTGAGACTCACGGAGATACGAAATACGCAAAGGAATACCTGATGATTGCAGATCTGATGGAGATGCATTTTGCGAAAGAAAATTTAAAATCCGCAGCAAAGCCAGCATCAGAAGACGTGCACCAGCCGACATTGATGCCGGGAGCGTAGGAGGATGATGAAAGAAATTTTTTTAAACATCCCCCATTAGATTGTTGTCCAGAGTGTATGGAATGGATTAAAAAGTATATTGATTTTTTAAAAGGAGAACTAAAATGATAAAAATAGAAAACGTTGAAATAGTTGGTCTGGCACATGCCATTCGGGGAATGAGAAACCCGATGAATAGCTGGGAGAATAGTGACAGCAATTTTTGTGCGTATTCGGAACATGCACCTAGATGTGGAGAATGTCTTTATAGTCAGTCCTGTTGTGCGGAAGAAGCAGATTTGTATACTAAATACATTATTGGATCTAGCGATCATGAGTTAATGCTGAAACTTGCATCCGGCGGTCCGGTTCACGCGAAATACCGGAGAATGATTACGGTATATTTGGATATCACTGCTCCTCTATACTGGTGGAAAGAGTTTGATACATATAAGGTTGGGACTGTTGCTAATTCTTGCAGCACGATGCATAAGATTCATGCGAAGGAATTTACTTTGGAAGATTTTAGTTATGAACATTTGAGAGATTTTGATGGGCATAAAGATCCGGTTACCGGTTCACCAGCAATATCGTGGTTTAAGCTATGTTTGGAAGGAATTATTGATCAGCTGAATTACGCAAGAAAATTATATCTTGAAACCAAGGACAAGACATATTGGTGGCAGATGATACAGCTTCTTCCTAGCTCGTATAACCAGAGACGGACGGTTATGCTGAATTATGAAGTGCTTGCTGGAATACATCCGATGAGAAAGAACCATAAGCTTGATGAATGGCGTGAATTCTGTCGATGGATAGAAAATCTACCTTATAGTGAAGTTATTACAGGAGGGGAGAAAGAATGAATTGGTTTGAAATAGCAGCGTTAGGGTTTCTTATATTTATGTGGATATACGCAATAACGCATCGGATATGTAATTGCATAGAGCATTGCTATACGGCAATAGCTTTTTCTAAATTGAAAGATAACGGTATTCCTACAAAGTTGGCGGATATTTGTAATAGAATACAAAAAGCTGGTGCCGATTTAAAGTAATATGCGCAGGAAAAACAATCCTTTTTATGAGAACAAAAGAAGGGAGCGCAAAAATGAGCGAAATTTATTTTGAAGTACCGATATCAACACATGAAACGAGGGTGAATGTACCACGCGGAGAAGAGGAGTTATTTATATTCGACATCGAATTTTTCGAATCAGAAATAACAGACTTGCGTACCGTAACTATTATTGGTGATTACAGGGAGGATGGAACAAAAGATGTCCAGTCCTACAGTGCACCGATGAAAGATTATGATCGGAACGAGTTTGAATTTGAGTTCGAAATTAATGAAGAATATCAAGTGACAATTCTAATTAGCGAGGATAATTCCATTCGTAGCATTTGTGTGACGTATTAAAAAGGCTTCGGGGTTGCTTAAAAACAGCCCCTTTCTTTTTTCATGATAATGAGTTATAATGGGTGTCCGCTATTGTTATATTTTCATTATCTGGGAGGGATTGCTATGCGCTTTACAAAGGACGTTGTGAAAAAAGTATTAGAAAAAAATGAAGGCTTCAAAGCAAAGACAAGTTACAAAGGAAGGAATTCTGAGGAAGAAAATTTCTATTCAATCACTGGTGGCAAATTGCTCAGAAGATCAGTAGGGAAGACATCATGGGCGGACAGCAGGTATGATCGAACCTCTGTTTGCGATACTGAACAGACGAGAAGATTTTTGAAAGGACAAATACTAAAGTTGAATCTTGATATTTGATTTTGTTATAGAAAGAGCCTGGGTTAGAAATATCCGGGCTCTTTTTTGTTATAAAAAAATAGAGAAGGGAAGAACAATTATGAGTAAACTGGGAAAAGAACAACCAAAGGAATACAGTGACCGTTTTGACGAGCTGCGCCAGAATCGTGTAGCTCTTTCTTTTTATAAATACGGAACAGCTGCTGATAATTTTGGGATGAAGTTGGTAAATGCGCTAGAGTCACATGATCTGTGTATTAAGAAATACCTGGAAACAGGAAACACGGAATACCTTTGTGATGCAGCCAATTACCTTATGTTTGAATTTATGTATCCGCAAAAAGAGGGTGCATATTTCAGAGCTACCGATTCAAGTGAATCTGCCGGAGTGGCTGGAACACCGGTTAACGAATTATATTCTGATAAACATTATAATGCAGTAATGGGAAGGTGACATTATATGCGATATCATAACATCACAAAAGATGACATGCTAAACGGAGACGGATTGCGTGTAGTACTGTGGGTTGCTGGTTGCGAACATCACTGTGCAGGATGCCAAAATCCGATAACGTGGGATCCGGAAGGCGGTGTCCCTTTTACAGATGAAACAATTAAAGAGATATTTGAGTATTTGAAAAAGGATTACTGCTCTGGAATAACCTATTCCGGCGGTGATCCTTTACATTTTTATAATAGGAAAGCGATAACAGATTTTGCTGCAATCGTCAAGAGACGTTTTCCTACCAAGACACAATGGCTATATACAGGATACATGTATGAAGAAATATCGTATTTGCCGATTATGAATTTTATTGATGTCATTGTAGATGGAAAATTTGATCGAGAACTTGCAGACATTAATTACCATTGGACTGGATCAAGAAATCAGCGGGTAATTGACGTAAAGAAAACAATCCAAAAAGGTGAGGTAGTTTTATGGGACGAGCAGAAAGACGTAAAAAAGAGCGGTACGACAGAGTTGAAGGACGTAAAGGAAAGATTCTTGTGTCCAGAGACAAGTTAAAAGAAATGAAAAATCAGGTTTCAGATGATGTTTCACAGTACAGTGTGGAGGCTCTTATGACTTGCTTCGCGTTGGCCGAACATCGTTTGTATGGATTTGGTAAGAAACGTATATTTCGTAGCCTGCAATATATAGACGAACTGATGGGAACCATCATCCGGGATGAAGCTACAATGGAGACTTATAAGGAAGAGCTTGAAAAAGAAACGGGGGTTAAGATCACATGTTAAAAGACGAAAAGAAAACCGATATAAGAAAAAACACTTCGGGATATTCTGACCCGACTGCCTATGCAGCAATAAAGAAAGCAGACAGAAAACAAAGCAAAGATTACATTCGATTTAAGAAATTAATCGAAGCTATTTTTGCGATTTGTGAGCTTTCCGGCTTTCATTTGGAAGGACGAATTGTGGTAAAAGATACGAAAACAGGGAAGATATGGCGGTGAAAATGGGCTGATTTTACAAAAAATTTGGCCCACTTTTATGTTGCAAAAATGGGCTTTGGCCCATTTTTATTTGGGCTTTGAAAGATTTTTAGAAAAATTTTTAATGAATTTTTGGGTTTTGGCCCACTTTTTTTGGGTTTTGGCCCACTTTTGAAAATGAAAGTGGGCCACGAAAAATGCCGTATTTATGCGGGTTTCAGGGCTTTTGGCCCACTTTCCCACTTTTTTTCTTTATTAATTGTGAAAAAAAATAAATAAAAATATATAAATAGAGCAATAAAAGTGGGCTTTTGGGCCAGGGCTATTTTTAGAATATTTTTACAAGAAAAGTGGAAAGACGGAGGTGAGTTTTTGTGAACTGGATTATGAGCATCATTTTATTTTTGAGATGGCCTTTAAGGCGGAAGTGAAATGCTGATGATTGGGTCAGGACTTTTTGCGATCGCCGGATCAATCGCTGATCATAAATAGAATCTATATTTTTTTGCACGCGAAAAAAACATGCCCTTTTATGAAGAGAGAGGATAAAAGTGCCATTTTAGAAAATGGTCATTCTCTTTTACATTTGGATAAAAATGAAATGAAGTGAATTAGTGGTAAATAAAAAATACCAGAAGAGGAGAGTGGGGTATCTCGACTTCTTGTAACCTTGGCGTCAATCGTTCGTACGATCGTAGCCTAAGTCTTGAATCAGTTTCTTATATTCTTTGGTGTATGATTCGAAAGCAGAAATTTCTTCAGATGAAAAGATTCTGCGAAGTATTGCAGCCGTTCCGTAGATTGGCTGACCTTTCTGCCCAGTTGTGGACAGATCAGAAATAGTTACCATTGATATCACTTCCTTTCGTTTTTATATTTTTTAATCAATCATAACATTATTTTCCGTCACCTGCGTACGGATCTTTGGAGAGTGAGGGACAGTAAATGTTAGAAAGTAATTTTCAGGCAAAGCTTATTCGTGAATTAAAGGAATTGTTTCCGGGATGTATTGTTATGAAAAACGATGCCAGTTATATTCAGGGAATTCCGGATTTGATGATTCTGTATCAAAATAAGTGGGCTTCTCTGGAATGCAAAAAAAGTATGCGTGCAAAAAAGCAACCGAATCAGGAATATTATGTGGGGCTTATGAATGAGATGTCATTCTCAAGATTTATTTGTCCCGAAAACAAGGAGGACGTACTGTATGAACTTCAACAAGCATTTGGGCTTTGAAGGCCAGCACGCATTTTTAAGTGCGAGTAAATATCACTGGATAAATTATGACGAGGATAAACTTGCATTAACATATTCAAAATTTCTGGCTGTAAAGAAAGGGACAGAGCTCCATGAATTTGCAGCACAATGCATTCGGCTTGGACAGAAACTTCCGAAGTCGAAGAAAACATTGAACATGTATGTAAACGATGCAATCGGATTTCGTATGATTCCGGAACAAATATTATTTTATTCGGACAATTGTTTTGGTACAGCTGATGCGATTATATTCCGGAACGGAGCATTACGAATTCATGATCTGAAGACCGGGGAGATTCCGGCGCACATGGAGCAGCTTGAAATTTACGCTGCTCTTTTTTGTTTAGAATATAAGATGAAACCTTCCGAGATCGATATAGAGTTACGTTTATATCAGAACGATGAAGTGCTGTATCACAAACCAACTGCAGAAGATATTGTTCCCATCATGGATAAAATTATCACTTTTGACAAAGTAATCAGCAGGATAAAATCACAGGAGGGTTGATCGTATGAATCAAATAGCAGAAAATATTTTAATGCATTATGGGATGCCACGACGTTCTGGACGATATCCATGGGGATCCGGTGATGACCCTTATCAACATAATGGAGATTTTCTGAGCCGCGTGAACGAACTGAAGAAACAGGGAAAAAGTGAGTCTGAGATAGCGAAAGAACTCGGTATTGTCGGGCCAAATGGGAAACCGTCGAGCGGCAGACTAAGAGCACAGATTGCGGTAGCAAGCGATGAAAGAAGATCTTTACAGGTAGCAACTGCCAAGTCAATGCGGGAACACGGATATACCTTGAATGAGATTGCAGCCAAAATGGGATTTAAAAACGATTCGTCAGTAAGAGCACTTCTTGATCCAAACGTCGAAGCCAGAATGAACCAATCCAAGAAAACGGCTGATTTCCTGAAAGAGCAGGTAGCTAAAAAAGGGATGATTGATGTCGGAACCGGAGTTGAAAGAGAACTCGGTATATCGAAAGAGAAAATGCAACAGGCTCTTTATATTCTGGAAATGGAAGGATATCAGACATATGGAGGCGGCGTTCCACAGGTAACGAATCCTGGCCGGCAGACAAATTTGAAAGTGTTATGTCCTCCTGGAACAGAACATAAGCAGATTTATAATTTTGAAGATATTCATACTATAACGGATTATGTCAGTCACGATGGCGGAGAAACCTTTGACACTTTTGTTTATCCCAAAAGTATGGACTCTAAGCGATTACAAATTCGTTACGCAGAAGAAGGCGGAATTAACAAGGATGGTGTTGTAGAGATTCGAAGAGGTGTTGACGACTTGTCTTTAGGAGGTTCTCATTATGCCCAGGTTCGTATTCTGGTAGATGACAAAAAGTATATCAAAGGAATGGCAGTGTATTCTGATGATATGCCGGATGGCGTTGATGTGATATTCAATACGAATAAAAAGAAGGGGACTGCTAAAGAGGATGTACTTAAAGATATTAGAGATGATCCGGATAACCCATTTGGTTCTTTAATTAAAGCAGGAGGGCAGAGCTATTACATAGATAAAAATGGAAATAGACAGCTCTCTTTAATTAATAAAAGGGCAGAGGAAGGCGATTGGGGAGAGTGGGCTGATAAGTTGCCATCACAGTTTCTTTCAAAGCAAAACTTAACTTTGGTCAAAAAGCAGTTAGGTTTGGCAGCAGCGGATAAAGCAGCGGAATTTGATGAAATCTGTTCCCTTACCAATCCGACGATTAAAAAAGCTTTATTGAAATCTTTTTCGGATGATTGTGATGCAGCAGCAGTACATTTGAAAGCAGCAGCACTACCGAGACAAAAATATCAGGTAATCCTTCCTTTAACATCCATTAAAGATACGGAAGTGTATGCTCCGAATTATAAAGATGGAGAGAAGGTTGCTTTGATACGGTATCCGCATGGAGGCACCTTCGAAATACCAATCCTGACTGTGAATAACAAATTGGCAGAAGGAAAAAGAATTCTCGGAAACACACCTATTGACGCTATTGGAATCAACAGTAAAGTTGCTGAGCGATTATCAGGAGCTGATTTTGACGGAGATACTGTAATGGTAATTCCTACCGGAGGCAAGACCAAGATAACTTCTACACCGCCGTTAAAGGGACTGGAAGGATTTGATCCTAAAACAGAGTATGGATGGAAAGAAAGAGGCACCTTTAAAGAGATGAGAAATACTCAGACTGAGATGGGTAAAGTATCGAATCTTATAACTGATATGACTTTGAAAGGTGCTCCTCAGGATGAGATTGCAAGGGCTGTCCGGCATAGTATGGTTGTTATCGACGCTGAAAAGCATCACCTGGACTATAAACAGAGTGAAATTGATAATAATATCAAAGCCTTGAAAAAGAAGTATCAGGGCAGATATGACGAAGATGGCCGTTATCATGAAGGAGCAGCTACCTTAATATCACGTGCGAAGTCTGAGACATCTGTTCTTAAAAGACAGGGAAGCCCTCAGATCGACAAAGAGACTGGTGAGCAAAGCTGGAAAACTGCTGATGACTTACAGTATGTAGATAAGAAGACTGGTAAATTGATAACCAGGACACAGAAGAGCACACAGATGGCAGAAACAAAGGATGCCCGTACTCTTTCATCCGGACACCCAGTAGAAGAGGCATATGCGGAATATGCCAATAAGATGAAATCCCTGGCCAATCAGGCACGTAAAGAAATGGTAACTACTAAAGATATACCGTATTCTGCATCTGCTAAACAGATATACCAGACAGAAGTGGACTCTTTGAATGCAAAGCTTAATATAGCCCTTAAGAACGCTCCAAGAGAGCGGCAGGCCCAAACTATGGCAAATGCTATTGTAATGGCTAAGAAACAGGATAATCCTGATATGACGAAAGCTGAAATAAAGAAAGCCGGTCAGCAAGCGCTTATGTCTTCCCGTGTTAAAACAGGGGCCAGCAGGAAAGATTCAATCATAAAGATAACAGACAGGGAATGGGAAGCAATTCAGGCTGGTGCGGTCAGTCCGAATAAACTAAGCCAGATTATAAAAAATACGAATACAGATGACGTGAAACAAAGAGCAACACCTCGTGCGACGACTATGTTGAATACAGCTAAAGTAAATAAGATTTCAGCAATGAGCGCATCAGGTTATACTACATCTGAAATAGCAGAAGCTTTGGGCGTTTCATCATCTACAGTATCAAAGTATTTGAAATAAAAAGGAGTGAATTGTAATGGAAGGCCAGTATGCATTAACGACGTTTGATAACCCATTTGATCCATTCGAACAGTTCGCTTCTTGGTTCTTGTTCGATGTTGAAAAAGGTTACAATTCTTGTTCCTATTTAGCAAGGATTGCAAGAACTTCAGATCAATTTTCAGATGAAGAAAACAGTTTGGAAATTGAGAAAGCAATTGATGAAATAATTAAACAAGATTTTATGAATATCTATAAAAAAGTAAAAAGAAAGAGTTAAATCATTTGAAACATGAATTGTTACAGCACAAGTATAGGTTCAGCTTTCTTTTATGAAAATAAATGTAATTCATTACTATATGAATATCAGATGAACTTATGTTTTTGAATGAACATCTATGGTTTTATTAAACTTTTTCCTGATACTTTTATTGAATGTTGAGATAGTAGATTAACAGTCGGCTTATATGATGACAAAAATACATAGGGGGGTGCCGCAAAAAGACCACCCCCTCCGTCATCGCCGGCCTCCTGAAAAATTCTCCGGCGGGGTATTTTTGAAAAACATTTAAGATTACGTGGGGTTTGAAAAGGTTTACGAGATTGGCCTTGGGCATGGTCAGTTGGTCTTTTGTATATTTTTCTCCTTTATGGTGTGTGGTTAGTGGCGATCTCGTAGACCTTTTCAAATGTCACGGTAAGTGAGGTGACGATTATGAAAAAAACTAAAAATGCGACTTCATCAGATTCTGGCAAAAAGATGCGTCCGCCTATGACGCCGGAAGCAAGGGAGAATCAGCTTACGTCTTTGGCGATGGATCTTGCTGAGAAACAATTGCGCGAAGGAACTGCTTCTTCGCAGGTAATCGCGCATTTTTTAAAGAATGCATCAACAAGGAATCAGATAGAACTGGAAAAGCTGAAGAGAGAGAACGAACTGTTAAGAGCTAAAACCGATTCGTTACAGTCGGCACAGAGAATCGAAGAGTTGTATAAGCAGGCTATGGATTCCATGCGGAAATACAGTGGGTATGGAGACGAAGAAGGTGACGTCGATGATTATTAGAACATACCATGAGCTTATAAACCTGAATACATTTGAAGAACGATTTCGCTATTTGTCACTGAATGGACAAGTAGGAAAAGACACGTTTGGATTTGACAGGATTTTCAACCAGCAGTTTTATAAGTCTAGAGAGTGGAAGCAAATCCGTGACGAGATTATTTTCCGTGATAACGGATGTGACCTTGGCGTTGACGGATATGAAATTCACAGCCGGATCATTATTCATCATATGAATCCTATTCTATTATCAGATATAAAAGATGGGACTGAGTTTTTGTTGAATCCAGAATATTTGATTTGTACAACACATAACACGCACAATGCAATCCATTATGGAGATGAAAATCTGATAATAAAGGCACCAATCAGTCGAAGCAGAAACGATATGTGTCCGTGGAAGAAATAAAAGGGATGCAGTCACATCCCCAGTCGGCTTATTTTGTCTTAGCCGAAGCTTTGCGGACTATAAATTATATATACAACAAAACAAGGAGAAAAGTCATGGAAAGCATACTCATATCAATTAAAAAGTTACTCGGAATTACAGAAGAGTATACGAATTTTGATCAGGATATCATTATACATATAAATTCGGTTCTGGCAATTCTCGCACAATTGGGTGTCGGGCCAGAAGAGGGATTTCGTATTACAGGTGCTATGGAAAAATGGAATGATTTTATTTCGGATGGCGTAGCCCTGGATGACGTGAAATCTTATGTCTATATAAAAGTGAAATTATTATTTGATCCACCATTGAGTTCAGCTGTGATGGAATCCACAAATCGCTTAGTAAGTGAATTGGAATGGAGGATTAATGTGGCAGCTGAGAGTAAAAAACCTATTTCAGATACAGGAAATTCGTGATAAGATTAAAACATTATAACGTCGAACGAATAGATGGAGGATGTAATGCTGTTTTTTGACAATATATATTTTTTAATTCTGTTCACATTACCAGCAGCTGCAAATGTTTTCTTTAACGCTCATGTCAGATTTACGCCAGTTGTTAGTAAAGATAAATCTGTTGAACTGGCAGATTGTGTACTGTTTTGTTTTGCAGTTCTTTTCATTAACATTTTGTTTATGAAAGATGATATTCTTAATTTTGGCGAGTATGTGTTGTTAGATGAAGTAAAACGAGATTTATTTTGCAAAACCAACAATTTTGATTATATAGCGTTTATTATGCGTTATTTTGTTGTTAATCTGTTATCGACAATCGGCGTTTTATTTTTATGGCATTTACCGGTGCAGTGGATATGTCGAAAATTTAATAATGTATTAAACGGTTTGTTTAATCGTGATAAGGAGCTGAAATATAGCGACGTTTGGACTAATTTATTCGAGACAAAAGAAATAATTGACGTATCGCAATGTGTTTTGAAAATAGAAAGAGGTGGCCATATTGTGACTGCCGGCTTGATTAGAATCTATCCGGGACCAACAGCTGGAAAGCGGGAATTGGCTTTATACAATACAGACTCGATTAAAGAATTATTTGAAGAAGATAAAGAAAAAGTAGTTTCCGAGAAGATCTTTCCATTTGCGGAAGTAGAATGCTATGATGTTGAAACGGACACTTTGATAAAGTTTTATAAGAATGACAAATATGAAGAATATTATAAAGCGTAGGCCGGGATGCTCCGGCTTTTTTTATTTACTTTTTTGGGGGTCTGGTTGGCTTAGTTTTTGGATTGCGACTGCCTGCGCTGTGGCATAAATGATCATTCTTTTTATCATTTGATGATGGTTGATTATCTGGTTTATTATCGATTGTCATTTTAAGATCCTTTCATCTGAAACGTAAACTGCGACTTTAGTATAACTCTTTTAAAAAGGGTAGGCAATAGAAATTTAGGAGGTAATCGAAAATGAACAATACATATGAACTTGCACACCATGGCGTTAAGGGGCAGAAATGGGGAGTCAGAAGAACGGCTGCTCAGTTGGGGAATAAAGCATCAAAATCGACATCGAATAAGAAAAATGATTTGGATGAGAGAAAACGCGATGATATGAGACGTGCGTCCCACAATAGAAGACTCCTTTCTGAAAAAGAGATCCGGAGTAGAATAGAAAGAATTAAACTTGAAAAGCAATTGAAAGATTTAACTAACTCCGAAATCAATCGTGGTAGGAAAATTGTGTCGGAAGTCTTTGAATCAACCGGAAAAACAGTACTTAAAGGAGCTGCTCTGTATTCTGTAAAAGCA